TTCCTGATCCGCCAGCCGAGCCGATTTCCAAGCCAGGCGACCTGTACAACCTTGGCCGGCACCGCATCCTGTGCGGCGACTCCACCAAGCCGACCGACGTCGCCCGCCTGCTTGCCGGCGCCAAGATGGATCTCCTGCTGACCGACCCACCCTACAACGTCAACTACGAGGGAGGCACGGGCATGAAGATCCAGAACGACTCCATGCCCGACGAGAAGTTCCGCACCTTCCTCAAGGACGCTCTCGCGCCCGCCTTCAAGGCCCTGAAGCCCGGAGCCGCGTGGTACGTCTGGCACGCCGACAGCGAGGGGTTCAACTTCCGAGCCGCCGCCCGCGACTGCGGCGAGCGCACCCGGCAGTGCCTGATCTGGGTGAAGAACAGCCTCGTGCTTGGCCGGCAGGACTACCAGTGGCAGCACGAGCCATGCCTATACGGCGCCAAAGCACCCGAAGCCACCGAGCTCACCGAAACCGTTCAGCGCGAACACGAGACCGCCTTGTACGGATGGACCGAGGGCGCCGCCCACACATGGAACAACGACCGGAAGCAGACCACGGTCCTGTACTTCGACCGCCCAGCAAAGAGCGAAGAGCACCCGACGATGAAGCCCGTAGCGCTCTTCGCCTACCTGATGCAGAACAGCACCAACCGAGAGGCCAACGTCTACGACCCATTCATGGGCAGCGGGACAACCCTCATGGCAGCCGAGCAGCTGGGAAGAACCGCCTACGGCATGGAGCTCGACCCGCGCTTTGTGGACGTGATCGTCAAGCGGTGGGAGACCATGACGGGCCGCAAGGCCGAGAGGGCGGTGTAAGATGGCAGAGGACAAGGCGATGCAACGTCAACCCGACCCGGCGCGATGGGAGGGAGAGGGGAGGCCGCGCAACGACCTGCGCCTCGTGATGGCCGCGATCCGCGCCGGCTGGACCATCGACCCCCTCGTGAAGCAGGCCATCATCGGCCGCGCCTCCCGCATCCTCGCCAACCCGGACGCCAAGCCCCGAGACGTCGCCCGGGCCTCGAGCACCCTCGTGGCCATCGAGCGCCTAAACCTCGACGCCGCCGTGCAGGAGGACCGCATGGCCCGCCTGGACGCCGGGGACGCCACCGACCGCGTCGAGCTTGCCCAAGTCGTGACCGACGCCCAGCTGGCCGCTGTGGCCCGCGTGCTGGCCGCCAGCGCCCTCCCTGCCCCATGCCCCGAGCCAAGCCCCAAGCCCAAGCGCAAGCGCAAGTGACCGCCGAGGCCGCGGTCGAGGCCGCCCGGGAGAACCCGGCCGCCTTCCTCGCCCTGTGCCTTGGCAGGCCCGTCAGCCGCCTCCAGCAGGAGATGCTGCACCATGCCGTGGCGAACACCTCGTGGTACGCAGAGATCCCCCGCGGTCACGCCAAGACCTCGACCTTCGCCTACCTCGTCGCGTGGTGGGTGGGCATCCGCCCGGACGCCCGGTTCAAGATCGTTACCCAGACCGATGACCACGCCATCGCCACCACCCGGTTCATCCGGGACATCATCCGCGGCCCCGTCTTCCGCGCCTGCTTCCCGACCGTGAAGCTGAAGCCCGGGGAGGAAACCGTAAGTGCTTGGAGCGTCACGGCTCCCGGCGTCGGCCCCCGCCGCGACCCGACCGTGCAGGCCACGGGCATCTTCGGCCGCACGGGCGGCCGCGCCGACGTGCTGTGGTTTGACGACATCTGCGACCTGCGGAACAGCGTCCTCCAGCCCGCCCTCCGCGCCCAGGTCAAGGAAGCCTACGCAAACATCTGGCTGCCGATGCTCGACCCCAGCGCCGAGCACGAGCCACGCCTGTGGCGCACCGCAACGCCCTTCCACACGGATGACCTGACCGCCGATTGGCGGCGGGAGGCCGAGCCAGCGGGCACCCTTCTTCGTCGGCCGTGCATGGGCCTGACTAGCCCGTGGCCCGAGGTCTTCACCGCCGACGTCCTCGAGGCGAACCGCAGCGCGATGGGGCCGATGGCCTACGCCCGCGCCTACGAGCTGGTCCCCCTGTCCAGCGACCTTCTCGTCTTCCGCCCGGAATGGGTGGGGCACTACAAGGTCGGCCAGCAGCCCGAGCTCTGCCGCACGGTCGCGGCCATCGACTGGGGGTACTCGCGCAAGGCGCAGGACCGGGACGATCCCGACTACTCGGTCTGCCTCATCGGGGAGATCGACGCCGAGCGCAATTGCCGCCTCACGGACATCCTGCGCGTTCGAGACGCCTTCCCCGTCTTCGCCCGTCAGGCGTCCGACCTCTGCCGCCGGCGCGGGGTCTCCGCCGTCCTCGCCGAGGCCAACGGCCCCCAGCGCGGCATCTTCGACCAGTTCGCCTCCATGACCAGCCAGCCCATGATCGCGGTGGAGCGCGTGGCCGACAAGCACTTGCGTGCCGCCGGGGCGCAGCCCTTCGTCCAGGGCGGCAAGCTGCTGTTCCCCACGGACGATGCCGGGAAGGTGCTGCCCGCCTTCCAGCCCGTGCTCGACGAGATGCTGGCGTTCCCTGCGGGATCGCACGATGACACGGTGGACTGCGTGGTAGACCTATGCGCGGAAGCCGTGCGCGGCACGCTCTCGGCAGCCGACAGGAAAGTACCTCGTATCGCCAAGCCCGACGCGATCACCCGCATCTTCGGGCAGCGCGAAGTGAAGCGCCCCTTCTTCAAGTGACGGAGCAAGCATGTACGCAGACCCGACCCTGATGGACCTCGCAGCCGCCTACGCGAAGCGAAGCAACGGACGAAAGACGAAGCACGCGGTCGCGTGCGACCGCCCTGGCGCGAAGGCGAAGTTTGTGAAGTGGTTCACTGACCGCACAAAGGAGCTTCTGCGAGAAGCGCCTTACGTCGTGGGAGAGACCAAGAAGATCGCAAAGCAGATCGCCGCTCAGTCTGCACAGCTGGAAGCAAAGTTAAATGAGCTGAAGGCAATCAAAGATCCGTCTGCGATGGAGGTGCGCGACCGCATCATTGCGTTGCACAATTCCATGACGGCAGACATTTCGCAGCTTCAGCGGGCGCTGCCAAACCAGTTCTCCCGCCCCGGCGCGAAGGCGGAGTTTGAGATGTCGGCTAACGAGAAAGCGTCGCTTGCTGCGCATTTTCGTGCGGTCACGATTCTGTTGAACAAGGCACGCGAAGACCTGTTTGCCGCAGAGAAGTCTGGCGACAACGCCGCGCTTCGCAAGGCGCGAGAAGAAATCCAGCACTATTCCAAGCAGCGCGAGGATGCAATCGCAATGCTAAAGGCTGCTGGACTGATGTCCCGCCCCGGCGCGAAGGCGAAGATGGGGAGAATGTTGCAACCGTATGAGGTAACTGAGTTGCGGGAGTTCCTGGAGTCGTATGGTGTTACAAAGCACGACATCATCAAGAGCATCGGGCAAGTCAAGGTTTCCAAGTCGCAGGTGGGAAAGGCATTAGATGCCATTGCGGCGCTGAATAGAGAGATTCAAAAGGAAGGCATTGGCGACAAAGTTGTGGTGGATGTTGTGCCGTTCTCTCGCCCCGGCGCGAAGGCGAAGATGGCTCTCGCCATGAAACTGACGCCCGAGCAGAAGAAGTTCTACTACGAACTCTGGAACTTCTGGACGCCCGAGCGACAGAAGAATCCGACTGAACACGAGGCAGAACTTCGCGCTCTTGTTCGTCGCGCAAAGTCGATGCCGGATTTTCGCGTGACTGCCGCAGGTCAGCGGATGCCGAATCTTCATGAACTTGCTGACGAGCAGGAAGATCGAGTGAAGTCTTATTCCTCTCGCACCGGCACAAAGGCGAAGTTTGCCCAGCCTCCCTTCAGCGCATCCGACCTGAACGCGCTCAAGCGCCTCGTCAAGCAGTACGAGCAGCAGGCGAAGGCGAACAAGGGCAAGCAGGGACCGAACGGTGAAAACCTCGAGTTCAAGGCCTTGAGCATCGCTGGCTGGATGCAGGAGATGATTAACTACGCGCAGGCAGGGCAGACGGGCCGTGCGTACTCGATTGTGCGGACGTCGAATCCGGATTACCTTCGCTTCCTTCCTGCCTCGCTGGTCAAGGCAGCGCAGGACGTGACGAAGATGTCCCGCCCCGGCGCGAAGGCGAAGTCCACCCACGCCGCGCTCCCCCCGCAGACCCTCGAGGCCGAGCGCAAGCCCGGCGGCGGCTCGCACTCCGAGGCCGTGAGCCGCAAGATCGCCACCCTCATCAACGAGGGCAAGCCGCAGGACCAGGCAGTCGCCATCGCGCTCGACCTCGAGCGCCGCGGCGAGCTGTGAACCACAGGAGACAGACATGAGCACCGCAGGACATACGCCCAACTTCATCGCCGAAGAGGCCATCTACCCGTTCCGCTGCGTGAAGGTCGGAACCCTCCCGTTCAAGGCGGTCCCCTCCACCGCGAACCCGGAGATCCTGCTCGGCGTGACCGACGGGTCCATCCAGACCTTCAACGGCACCTACCACGCGACTGCCGGCCAGACGATCAGCCTCCAGAACGGCGAGTTCGTCCAGCTGACAGCCAGCGGCAGCATCACGGTCGGCGACACGCTGATCGCCACCACGGACGGCAAGGTCGAGGCGAGCGTCAGCGCGACGGAGTACGTCGCCCAGGCGGCGGAGAACGCGAACGACGGCGAGATCTTCTGGGCGAAGAAGATCGGCGCGTGGACGGTCAGCGGCGGCGGCCCCAGCCCCATCGGCGGCGGCTGGCCTGCGCCGGAGTCGAAGGCGCTGTGGTCGTGCGAGTTCACGGGCGCGATTCCCGTGTTCGATGCCACCCCCGTCGACCCGGCGTTTCTGCCCGGTCCCGACTTTTACTTCCAGCGATCCGACGCAGGCCAAGCGGCGGTTGAGCAGAACTATTTTCCGGTTGCGAGACACTTTGGTGTTGTCGATGTAAGTGTCATTGGCAACGCTTTCGACCCGCAATGGATCATGGTGGGAAATGCTCCTCCGATTACACCAGCCGACTTTAACGCATCATCCATTGGAGGTCGGCCCGGTGTCGATCTGCGGTACGACAACAACGAGTTCGTCGTAATTTGGAAGCCGTATTCGTATTTGAACACCGGATCGGGACTTGACTGGAGGGTCTACGCTGGATGTTTGTCCGCTAGTCTGTCGTATCCAGATCATCCCATTGATGGTGGTGTCGGCTTCTTCTTCCGCGCATCGCCAGCCAACGCAAACTGGATTTGCGTGGCGCGGTTTTACAATGCCACGACATCTTCGTTCATCGAATACACACAGGACAGCGGTGTGCCGATCAACATCGTTTCCCCGGCGTGGAAGAACATGAAGGTCATCACGGTCGAAGGATCGACGCCGGGTTCGTATCCGACTGTTGAGTGGTACATCGACGGAACGCTGATTCACTCTTTGGATGTCAACACCATTGCCAGCAACATCCGCAGTTCACTTGATGCGGAACCGATCTTTGCGATGGCGGGCGCATATGTTGTAAACGACGAAGATGTAAGCCAAGTCTTGGCGAACCAGTTGGACTACATGCACGCCCTGACCACCTTCACGAACCCGAGGTAACACATGGAAAGCGCACTCATCAACAACGGCAAGGTCATCGGCGTGCGGGAAGGCGATTGGTCCGGCAAGCCGGGATATGTCCTGCTCAACGCTGGGGAGAGAGTCATTCAGGGCATGGGCTTCGACGCGTCGAAGTCGCCCCGGTTCTTCCTCCAGCGACCGACGAAGCCCGCTCCCAAGTGGACGGCTTTCCAGTTCCTCCTGCGGTTCACCGAGGCCGAGCGTGCGGCATTCCAGGCAGAGGCCGCGACGGACACGAAGGTCGCCGACTTCATGCTGCTGTGCTCGGCAGCTTCCCAGATTGAGGCAGACCACCCGGTCACGGTTGCCGGCATGGACTACCTTGTCTCCATCGACCTCATCACCCGCGACCGCGCCGACGAGATCCTCGGCAAGTAAGGCACCCCCATGTCCAGCATCACCACCGACCAGAACATCGCAGGCAAGACCACCGTCGCCAGCGTCCCGAGCTCGTACGCGGCGCTGGACCCGGCCACCCTCCCAACCTCGGGCGTGCTCTACAACGGCTCCCCGAACCCGGGCGGGCGCAACCCCAGCCTGCTGCGCCTGACGCCGTTCGCCAGCGCGACGGGCGGCACGAGCGTCGGGATGCGGGTGGTCGGCTACACGCCCTACCTGAAGGCGGACGGATCTGGGACGGTCTACGTCCCGACCGTGCTGGGCGACTTCACCCTGACCTTCAGCACGGGAACGGTGCCGACTTGGACGCTGGACGCGGCTGGTGATGCTCGTCCGTACGCGGGCATCGTTCAGGTTGCAGGCACCCCCACGGCGAATCTGTTCAGCCCGGGAACGGCAGCCGTCTCCAACGTGGAACCTGCCAGCCTGCTGATCGACCCGGTCGGCAACACCATCGTCCAGGTCCAGTTCAAGTCAAGCGGCAGCCCCACGATGGGCGTCCTCTGGGCGACCCTCTGATGCGGAGCTGGATCGGACGGATCTCGCGGCCTGCCCTGCGCCTCGGCGTGGCGGCGATCACGCGTGGCAACCGCAGTTTGGACATCGGCCCGTTTCCGATGGACTGGCCGAACATCAACAGCGAAGCACTGACGGCAACCACCGACAAGCTTCAGGTCACGTCGATCAACGTGCCCGTGACTTTCACGGCGAACGCACCGACCGGAATGACCGTGATTGCCGTGGTCAACGGCAGCACGTCCGACACGGGCGCCACGAGCACGCCGATGGGCGCAAGCCCTACACCGTTCACCGTGCCGCCGAACAGCTTCGTCTGGTTTGTCTGCTCGGCCGTGTCCGCAGCAGGTGGCACCATTACCGTCCGCAACAGCACGGCAGGCAGCGCGGTGGTGGACGCAATCGTGGTCAATCTCGGAGTCGGCCCGCCGCCGGAGGCATGAGGTAATGGCGAAGCGTAAGACCACCGCACGGCGCACGGGCCGCAAGGTCACGGCGGGCATCCCCAAGCCCATCGTGAAGCAGCCCATCAGCACCAACAGCGCGATGAATGCGCTGACGCCGGCCGAGCGCCCCCGCGGCCCGCTGCCGCCTCCGATGGAGCGCGGCATGACCTTCCCGCTCGCCACGAGCGTGGAGGTCCAGCGGTCGTTCTTCACCACGGCCGACAAGCTGCTGAAGAACAGCAGCCTCGCCTATCGCCTCAACCCGCAGTACCAGATGATGATGCGGGCGGACGCCGACATCGAGGGCGTCCTGCGGTCGCTCCAGGTCACGCTGGCCGGCCTCGAGTGGGCGGTCGTCGCCGAGGACGAGAAGGACCCCCGGGCGGTCGAGCTCGCCGAGCGCGTGGCCAAGGTCTTCGACCGCATGCCCCGCCGAGCCGACTTCGTCCGCTCCATGCACGAGGCGGTCTGGTACGGCAACAGCGCGGCCAACATCGTCTACCGCCCGGACGCTTTGACGGGCGTCGCGGTCAAGGAGTGGTTCCCGTTCCACCCCGACACCCTCGCCTACGACCAGCGAGGCAACCTCGCCATGAAGGTCGGCGTCGAGTACATGAACAACCCCGAGAGCTCGACCAACATCGGCTTCGACGCCCGGGTGCACATCTTCAACGAGGTCGAGCGGGCGGCCGTGGTCCTGCACCGCGTCTTCGTGGCGGCCCCGGACTTCAACGACCCGAACAGCACCGAGAGCATCTACCGCGGCGTCGGCGCCCGGGACATCTGCTGGTTCATGTGGCTGGCGAAGCAGGAGATCCTCCAGGACGCCATCACCTACGCCGAGCGGTACGCGATGGGCATTCGCGTCGGCTACTACCCACTCGGCCAAGATGCTGGGCAGCAGATGATGGAGCAGGTGCTGGCGAACCTGACGAACGACAACAGCGTCCTGCTGCCGCAGTCGGGCACCGAGAAGATCTACGACATCGACATCAAGGAGCCGAACAGCGGCCGGGCTGCGGTGTTCATGGACCTCGTGAACTGGTTCAGCGCCAAGCTTAAGGAGGCCATCGTCGGGCAGAGCCTGACGAGCGAGGCGCATGGCACGGGCCTCGGCTCGGGCGTTGCCGACCTGCACGCCGACACGCTGTCCCGGATCATCCGCTACCACGCCGACGCGCTGGCCGACAGCATGACGAACGACTTCGTCAAGGTCGTGGCCCGCATGATGGGCGCGACGGCCGAGGAGGCCGCCGGCATCCGCTTCGTCTTTGCGCCCGAGCGCCCGGACCCGAAGGAGCGACTCGAGGCCATCGAGAAGTTCGTGGCGCTGGGCGGCAAGGTCGCCGAGCGCGAGGTCCGCGACCTGCTGGGCCTGTCCGAGCCGACCGAGGATGACAAGGTGCTTGGCGGCGAAACGGGCATGGCCGAGCCGGACGCCCTGTCCAGCCTGCTCAAGACGCCGATGCCACCCGAGGAGGGACAGCCGTCCGAAGGCACACCGCCCGCGGAGGGCGCCCCTCGGGCCTTCAGCCGCCGCTCGTGGTGGTAAGGCATGGCAAAGGCGGCCGACATCCCCAGTTTGATGCAGGACGTGCTCCGTGACGGGGCCGACGCCTACCGGGCAGCCATTGCCGCCCAGATCGCCGGGCAGGACGCCAACAAGGCGTGGGACGCATGGGAGCAGGACACGGCTGCCCTGCTGCTGGCGTCGTGGGTGGCGGGCGCCGCCGACAGCCTCAAGACCGCCGGCGTGCCATTGGCCGCCCCCAAGCCCGTCCAGTTCGCCGAGGATGACGCCCTGCTGGACTTCGAGCCAGGGGCCGCCCGGGAAATGATCCGCCGCTGGATGGCGACCGTGCCCCTGACCAAAGCCCGGTGGCAGGACCTGATCCGCAAGGCGCTCGAGGCCGCCAATGAGCTGCGCCGGGACGAGCAGCAGACCGCCGTCCAGAAGATGGCCGACCGCAGCCCCCAGTTCCGGGCGCTGGTCTATCCCGATCAGATCCCTGCGGACGTCCAAGTGCGCCGCACCCCCGGGGTCGGCAAGGCGGCGCAGGAGGCGTTCTTCGTCTCGGGCATGACCCAACGACAGACCGAGCAGCTCCGAGACCTCTTGGGAAAAGTAGTGCGCGGGCAGGAGACCCGCGACAAGGCCACCAAGAAGCTGCGGCAGATGGGTCTAGCTGAGTTCATTGAGCAGGCCGAGGAAGTGCTCAAGGTCGGCGATGACCTGACCGCCGCCCGGCTCGAGACCGTCTACCGGACTAATCTGAACCGGGCTGCCTCGCAGGGTCGATTGGACGTCTGCCGTGACCCGGTCGCCAAGAAGTTCGTCCCCCTGATGCAGTACCGGGCGACGAAGGACCGCCGAACCCGCGAAACGCACAAGGCGATGGACGGCTACGTGGCGACCACCGAGATGATCGACGCTATGGGGATCGCCACGCCGGCGGGCTTCCAGTGCCGATGCAGCTGGTCACCCGTGCCCATCGCAACCGCCGTCAACCGTGGCTGGTGCGACCGCGACGGCAACCCGAACCTCGATCTGATCCAGCAGCACAACGCGCAGCGGCAGCGCCTCATCGACTCCGGACAGTTCCCCGACCCAGGCTTCATCGCCGGATGATCCCGACGCCAAGCGCGGCATCCCTTCCGTCCCCACGCATCCCCCGTACCTTCAAACCGATGGCAGACATCGACCTCAAGCCCACGCAGGAGATGGCGGACAACGCCGCCCGCGGCCTTTCGCTCCGTGAGAAGCACGGACGAGGCGGCACCGAGGTCGGCGTCGCTCGCGCCCGCGACCTCAAGAACCGCACGAACCTGTCTCCCGAGACGGTGCGCCGGATGGACTCCTTCTTCGCCCGCCATGCGGTCGATAAGGAGGGCGAGGGATGGGGCAAGGACTCTGCCGGATGGATTGCGTTCCTTTTGTGGGGCGGCCAGGCTGGCAAGGATTGGGCAGCGCGAAAGGCGAAGGAGATTGACCGCGCCGATGGCAAGGTCGAGAACAGCCGCGCCGAGCGCCCGTCCCATCGCGTGACCCCCGGCGACGGCTCGGTCACCATTCACGACCTCGAGGTCTTCTGCGCCTACGACCCGCGCATTGACGGCGACAGCGACGAGGAGCTGGCGACCTTCGACAATGAGCGCGTCCGTGGCATCGTGGAAGGCACGCTCAAGTACATGGCGAAGGGGTCTATGCCCCGCCTCGTCGTGATGCACGAGCGCGACGGCCAGGAGCCGAAGAGCTCCGTTGGCCGATTCACCAAGCTCCGGTATGAGGAGCGCCAAGGCGTTGGGTACATCGTCGGGGATTGCGAGGTGGAGCGCAGCGTGTTCGACAAGCTGCTCGCCACCAACGCCTTCCCCCGGCGCAGCGCGGAGATCTGGCCGGAGCAGAACCACCTGTCCGAGGTGGCCCTGCTGGGGCGCGAGACGCCCCGACGGCCCCTCCCGGATACGCACTTTGGCCGCGCCGGCGCTCCGGTGCGGTTTGCTCGTTCTCTCCGCTTCGACATGGGAACGGTCGGCGGCGGGCTTTCCACGTTCGTTCCCGGTACGAAGGACACCCACCAAATGGACGACCTGCACAAGGAGGTCGCCTCCCTGAAGGCCGCGATGGACGAGATGAAGGACGCCATGAAGCGTGCCTTCGCCGCCGACGAGGCCGAGGACGGCGACAAGAAGGAAGAGATGGCGGCCGAGGACATGCTGACCCAGCAGTTCGCGGCCGAGGATGAGGACAAGATGGAGTGCGCCGAGGACGGCGTGCACATCGACATCGGCAGCCACCTCGGCGAGGATGATGAGGAAGGCGACGAGGAGGACGGCGCGGAGATGGCTATGGGCGGCGACAAGCGCCTGCTGGCCACCCGTCCCGGCAAGCCCGACGTCTTCGCGCTCCGTCGTGAGAACGCCAAGATGGCCCGCGAGCTTGGCGCGATCAAGGCCGAGCTGAAGAAGGCCGAGTTCACCCGCGAGATCGACACGCTCGAGGCCGAGGGCTACCGCATCCCGGCCGCCCAGCGCCCGCGCCTGATCGCGGAGCTGATGACGAGCGGAAACCCCCAGGAGACCATCGACTGCTGGCGCGAGCTGTTCGCCCGCGACCCGATGGGCGTCCGCATCGACATGAGCCGCGCAGCCGCCCCCTCGGGCGACCTGGACGGCTCCGAGATCTCCGCGCTGGTCCGCGAGTTCGCGGGCAAGCCGGAGGAGTTCAAGAAGGCCATCAACACCCGCCTCAAGAAGCGGTAATCAAGGAAGGACACTCACATGGCAGACTTCGGTTTCATCCCCAACCTCATCGCGGGCGGCAACATCAACCCGTTCCGCTTCGTTGAGATCTCGACCAGCGCGGCCTTCACGGGCACGCAGGCGAACGCCGCGTCCGACAACATCGTCGGCGTGACGGACGGCTCGGTCTACAAGTTCGACGCCAGCCTGAACGCCGTCGCCGGCACGCAGATCAGCCTCCAGCCGACCAACACCGTGCAGGTCGAGGCCGCGACTGGTGGCGTCACCATCGGTTGCTACCTGACGTCGGACGCTGACGGCAAGGCCCTCAAGACCACGACCTCTGGGCAGGTCGCTTACTACATCGCCCTCGAGGCGGCAAACGCGGGCGAGATCTTCCGCGCTTTCCGCATCGGCCCGCGCACCCTCTGAACCTGACCCCAGAAAGGAGTCACACACATGGCTTTCTACGCAGTCGGCGGTGGTCTTTCGACCTACGTGCCGAGCACCAACGACCTCGCCACGGGCGCTCTCCAGGTGGAGTTCACCCGTACGGTCAACTCGTTCGCCCTCACGCGCTACGCGCAGCTCGTCCCGACCAGCAAGATGTCGGGCTACTACCTGCGCCAGGACGTGTCGGACAACGTCCGCATCACGGACGCCAACGAGTTCGTCTGGCCGCTGGGCAATGACCGCCCGACGGGCAAGCAGAACTCGTTCGAGTTCCTGCCCTACACCACGCAGCGCTTCACCTTCCCGTTCTACATCCCGCAGGAGACGTCGAACCAGGCGGCGTGGGATGTGGTGGCGCAGCACGCCCGCAGCAAGATGCAGCTGGCGATGACCCGGCGCACGCAGGCCGCGGCGACCACCCTCGCGGACAGCAACAGCTGGACCTCGAGCGGCAACTACGCGGCGTTCTGCAACAGCAGCCCGCTGTCCATCGGCGCTGGCTCGCAGTGGACCACGTCCACCACGAGCAACAACTACATCCAGAAGACGATCCGCGCCGTCCTCCAGCGCGTGTCGCAGACCTCGGGCGGCGCCGTCAGCCCGAACCAGCTGATCATGGTGATCAGCCCCGCGGTCGCCGTCGCCATCGCCGGCACCGAGGAAGTCCAGAGCTACGTGAAGAACTACGGCGCCGCGCTGTCGTTCCTCCAGGGCTCGGACACTTTCGCCCGCTGGGGCGTCCCGCCCACCCTGTTCGGCCTCGGCGACGTCGTGGTCGATGACTCGGTGGTCGTGACCTCCAAGAAGGGCGGCACGCTGGCCACGTCGTGGGTGCTCGGCAACGGCGCCTACTTCGTGAGCCGTCCGGGCGGTCTGGTCGGCGTCGAGGGTTCGACCTCGTTCGCCACCCTCCAGATCTTCGCCTACGAGGACATGACGGTCGAGAACTGGAACGACCCGTACAACCGCCGCATGGAGGGTCGCGTGATCGACAACTCCACGCCGGCCGTGGTCGCGCCCGTCGGTGGCTTCGCCATCGGCAACGTCCTCGCCGCCTCGTAAGTTCCCCCCCACCCATCGCCGCACGCTGGGGGAGGCCTTCGGGCCTCCCCCGGCGCACGGCGCGGAGGCTTCCGATGGCCGTTGCATATGCCGACTATGCCGACCTCGAGGCCGCGCTCGACTCGGTCATCATCGCCCAGCTGTGCGGCGACGCGGGCACCCCGATGCCGGGGCCAAACCCGATGACGACGTCCGCCATCGAGCGTGCATCGTCCGTGGTCCGTTCGTACGTCCGGGTCGGAGAGATCTACACCGAGGTCGAGCTCGCGGTCTTGGCTGCTGCCAAGGACCCGCTGCTCGTCATGCTGACGGTGGACCTTGCCACCGAGTTCCTGTTCCAGCGCCGTGGCGCCAAGATCAGCCCGGCCATCGAGCAGCGGATCAAGCAAGCCTACACCTTCCTTGAAGGTCTGCGGGACGGCAAGATGCTGTTCGGCAGCGTGGCGTCAAACGCGCAGGCTGGCCTGCCCAACGTCGTGGCGGTGCCCCTGTCGAATCTGGCGTGGTACAACCAGGCCAGCAACTCCACCTTCTTCCCGCCTCGACGGGGCACGACATACCCGTGAGTGCGTGGTCCCGCCGAGTCGCCGCAGCCCTGAAGAACACGCGCATCCGCCAAGGGATCGCGCAGCTCGCGGTGGCGTGGATGGAACGGCACATCAACGACAACCGCGGCCAGCCCCGCAAGGGTGCGCTGGGCGCGACGGGCGGGGGTCCGGATGGCGTGGAGCACAAGCCGCTGAAGCCCATGTTCGGGCGGAAGTGGATGAAGAGCAAGCCGAAGACCGGATTCAAGCGAAGCCGAACGGTCAGCTACATCGACAAGAACGGCAAGACGCGCCGGCGAACCGAGTACCTGATCGAGACCCCCGGCTACCGCAACGGCGGCCAGCCCCTGCGCGACACGGGGCGCCTTGCCAACAGCGTCAACGCCCGAAGCGAGCGACAGACCAACGGCATCCGCCTCGTGCTGCGTGGCCTGAAGTACGGCCTGTTCCAGGACATGGGTTTCAGCACGTCCGGGCCGAACTACATCCCGCTGACGAAGCGAGGATCACGGTACAACAGCAGCAAGAGCGCCCGCGACGCCGGAATGCGGCCCGGGCAAGACTTCACGGGCAGCAAGAGGGGCGTGACCGTCCCCGGACGCCCGTTCCTTCTCCCCACCCGCAACGACAAGCACGACATCGGCGTCAGCATCAAGCTGGGCCTCGAGTCAATCCTGAAAGGCAAGTGACATGGCTACCGCGATTTACGTCCCCGGACCCACGCAGATCCTGATCAACGGCGCCGTCCTCGGCTACTCGGACAACGACAACCTGCCCGCCGTCCAGTTCACCGACTTCCAGCACGAGGTCAAGACGGTCTTGAGCGGACAGGCGCCGGAAGAAGTCGTGCTCCAGGGCACGGTCGCCCGCATCTCCATCGCCCTCGTGAAGTGGGACCCGACCGTCTACAACACCCTGCTCGCCGCCCAGCGTGGCTCGTACAACGCCAGCCCGGTGGGGCGTCGCATCATCACCGACGGCGCCTCGGTGCAGCTTCAGATCGACAGCATCGCGGGCACGCAGAACTACACGTTCAACTACGCCTTCCTCCAGCCCGAGGGCACGGGCGACTCGCAGTGGGGCAACCGCGAGCGCGTGCTGACGGTCAACTTCATGGCGATCCCGGGCAGCACGGGCTTCTATACATACACTGCCTGACATGATCAACCTCTCCGACGAAGATGATCCCATGCTGTTCGCGCTGACCCTTCCCTGCGGCCAGCTCGTGGTCCAGTACATGGAAGTGCTGGCGCTTCTCCAAGCCAAGGTGCCAGCCGGCACCGATCCCACCCCTGCACAGATCGTGGAGGGCGTGCGAGATGCGTGCCGCACGCCGGAGGTCGCCAAGCAGGCGGCCGACCATGTCATCCTTGCCGCCTGGGCGAGGATGAGCGGCCGAGTGCAGGCCGCGGGAAACGTCTAAGGGCGACCGCGAGGTTCCTCGCAGCCTACGGTCGCCTTCCCACCGAGTTCGATCCCGAGACTGCTATGGGCCTCATGGCGAACATCACCGCAGTCGAGAGCGCCAAGGCCATGACCTTTGCGCAGGGCATTTTCATCGCTCTCGGGGATGGCCGAGCGCAGGCGCAGGCGGTGTACGACATCACGGGCAGCAGCCGACTTGCACAGAAGATCGAGGTGCAGGCGATGATGCAGAAGGGGATGCAGAATGGCTAGCACGGCGGCGATCCTCTACGCGATGCGCGATGACCTCGCCGCCTGGATGCAGGAGCGTGGCTACGGCAATTGCGTCTACATCACCGAAGGTCCGATTGACGAGGTGGTCGGGCAGTACGCCCTCCAGATCATCGCTGGGCCTGACACGGCCGTCCACCCGAACAGCGGCGTCGGCATGATCCGCAGCGTGGTCGAAGTCGTCGTCTGGTGGCGCGGGATGCTGGACCCCATGCAGCGCGGCACGGAGCGAATCTCCGGGGACATCGGCGTGCAGCAGTTTGCCGACATGCTGCGCGAGTACCTCGTGCAGAGGTACTACTCCGGGATGCTCGTGCCGCTGGTGTTCCGCAACGGCGGGACAGTCGCTGCCGTGGACGGCATGGACGGCTGGCTGACGCTGCGCGACACGTACGACTACTGCTATGAGATGGATTGGACGGTGAAGTGATGGAAGACCTCGGCCATATCGACATCAATATCCGCGACATCGGTGGCGCGGGCCGAGGAGGGGCTGCTGGATCGCCCGGAAGCGGCCCCGCACCGCAGGCCACGGCCGCCGCCGTGATGCAGCCCCTGACGTCAGCGCAGCAAGAGCTGGCGCAGAAGATCGCGCAGCTGCGGCAGAATATCTCGAGCTGGGCAACGGTCACGGCGCGAATCGGGACGTCTCGGATCGGCGTGGCTGGCGACTCCGCCGGCGAGCTGCGAGACTTCTTCAGCCGTCCCACCATCGCAGGCTTTCGGTCTCTGACGAACAACGCCAGCGCGACCGGGTCAATGCTCGGCCGATTGGCGGCGGGAGCGCCGCGGCTCGCCCTGCTGGCAACCGGGCTGCTCGGTGCCGCTGGCGTGGTGACGACCTTCGTGCGGTCGATGAAGTCGGCCAACGAGGCCATCAAGGACCGCATCACGGAGCTGACGAAGTACAGCAGCCTGCTGGCTTCGGGAGCGGCCCGGGAGCAGATCGCGCAGCTGGGCCGAGACCTTCGTGAGCTTCGACAGAACGGCAGGTTGTACGCGGCATCGCAGCGCCTAGACACCATCGCCGCCAACGAGTGGGCGAAGTCGATGGTCGGCATCAACAAGCTGCTGACGGTGTTCGGCGCTGGATGGTCGCTGTTCAAGATTGGAGCGTCCGGTCTCATCCGTGCACAGATGTTCCAGATGACCATTCCGTCCAGGCTGTTGGGGATGTTCTCCACCCAGATCGGGGACGCATTCAAGTGGGCCGGCGGAAAGATGGGGGAGCTGATGAACTCAAGGTTCCGAAACCTCCTCGTGGCGATTCCGCTGCTGTTCGGGCAGGCCGCTGGAATCGGAACGATTCTCGGCATCAAGGCGGGGCGCGGCGACTTCGGGAAATGGCTGACCGACCTGCTCAAGAACCTCGAGGACATCAACGAGAACACCCGCAAGGAAGACCTCGCCGGGGAAGTGAACGATTGGTTCCGCGCTGACGTCATGGCGATGACCGGGAGGAAGTACTGATGCCTTTCAACAGCAGCACAAACCTGCGGATCACCGTTCGCCCGAACGTGCTGGTGGTCATCTACAACGTGTTCGTGGACGGATGGAACTCCACGCCGCTGATTGCCGACGACCAGCAGACCCCGTACGGCCAAGAGATCGTGGCGCGTGGCACCGGCCTCATCGAGACCGGGACGACTTGGAACGACGCAGAAGCCGTGTTGGCGCTGGGCGGAAACCGAGCCTTGCAGGTGGAGCTCGAGGAGAATGCGACCGCCGCCGACGTGTTCAACTACTTGAGCGGTCAAGACGATCTCGGTGGTCCGTTCGTCAAGATCGAAACCACGGAGATCATCGGCAACAAGGTGGCGCTCGTCCGCTGGGAAGTGACACGCCGGACGTCCTACGTCGGGGAACAGACGGTGGTGTCGCATACGTGGCAGCAGCGCATGTCGCTGGATGGCGCGGGGCAGACCACGCTGACCATCAACGGGATGCTTCGCGTTGCCCGAAGCACGTCCGGTTCGAGCCTGACCGTGGCCACGCCTGCAAGCTGGACCGGGCGAGCCGCCTACGCGGACCTGTTCCGGCGGGCGATCATCCCCAACGTGATCGGCGAAGGATGGCGTCGGGAGAGCCAGGACTTTGCGATGGACGCTTCGGGCACGATGCTGACGTACACCATCGTGGACAAGCGGTACGCGCTGGACCTTCCTGACGGCGTTCGCGTCGGCGACATGGAGTTCAGCTACGAGCGGCGGATGCCGGACATCGGATTCGCCAACGTGCACTTCTCCTGCGACCTTGAGGGCGACCTGTCGCTCAAGAGCATCACGGGCACTACGGGCAACCGCCGCCTCGTCGAGGCTGCGGTCAATCTGTCGAAGGCCCGCATCAACCTGTCCTACCAGAAGATGATCATTCAGCGCCTCCGAGTGACGGAGCGCAACATCCTGTCCGGCTTCGCCATTCGGTTCGAGCTGGACGCCCAGGTCTTGCCGGCGCCCGACGATTCCAGCACGGGCATCGTTCCGCTGGCGTACATGATCGGCAACAAGTTCAGCGTCACGAGGACGGTGAATCGGACGCTGGATGCGTACGGACCGCTGGCCCCTTCCGATGGCGTGGACGAGACCTACGGCATGATCCCGCACTGGCTGGAGAATGCCATCAGCGGCATGGAGCCTGCGTCATCCGGCTACCAGATGCCGTACGCGACCGTGTTCACGATCACGGGCGCGAATGCATACGGGTCGGTGAATGTGACCGTGGTGGCTGGAGCCGAAGGCACGACCGCCATGAACAGCCTGTTCAGCGGGCGATTCCAAAGCACACAAGAGCAGCCCGGTCTTGACGGTGACGGCTACCAGACGATGGTCGGGCACAACAACTCGACCAGCAACGCGAAGTACGACAGCGGGATCGTTCGCCTGTCGCCCATGTACGTGGACGCTGCCGACGTCACGATGCAGACCCGAAAGCCGTGCGTCTATGTCAGCGAGCGCACCGAGGTGGCCCGCATGAATCAGGCGCCGCCGAAGTCCATCCGCCCGCTGCCGACGAACGCATACCTGACCGATGACAACTGGCACGTCGCGTATGGCAAGTTCGACGCCCAGGGCAACCGGATGTTCACGGGCATCTACGAGCGCACCTATGCCATGTACGACCCCGGTACGAGCGGCGCGGGCTTCGTGACGCAGACCGCGCCGAGCGGGGCGCAGCTCCGCGCATGGGGTGCGCCGAACGGAACGATCATCCCAACGCTGGCGCCCATCGGAACCTCGGCGTCGCAATCCACGGCATCGAGCGTATTCGCGCTCGCCACCACCAACGCGGCGCGATACACCGTGCCGACCGAGACGTTCGTCACATGATCTCGGCCTGGTTCACCACCTCGGAAGGGACCGTCATTCCTGCGCTGGTCCCGGAGCGCGAGATCCTCGAGATCGCGGGCATGGTTGGCTTGTCGGAGAGCGACCTGTTCTGCATCGAGATTCCCTCCGGGACCAGCCGGGAAGCCCGCGTCAAGGTGCTGGTCGATCAGAGCAAGCTGGCGACGCTGTATGGGGGCACGAACGCCACGGCGACCTTCTGGTGGAAGGAGGCAACCAACGCCACCCCGTGCAGCATGGCCGTCTGGCTGCTGCCGCCGAAGCCCGTATGGATGGTGGCGGGCGGTGCCGGCGCGGCGATGGTCGAGGCGGTGGACGTCCGTTGGTGGTGGAGGCAGACGCAGATCAACAGCCTCAACCAGGCCGCCCTTGCCGCGCCTCTCTTCTCCTCGGACGGTCGATGGAACACGGGCGGCATCACACCGAACACGACGCCGCTGACGTTCGTCACTTCCATCCGAAGCCTGCTGGTCGGCATCGCCGGGACGTTCACCGTGCCAGCGGGGTACAACCCGAACGCCGCGCTGACCAGCCGTTTCGCCGACCATGTCTTCACGCCCGAGTGCTCGCTGGCAATGGCGCTGGACTTCGTCCTTTCGGCCACGGGCTGGATGCTTCAGTACGACGTGCAGAACGGCATCTACACCCTGGTCGAAGTCAAGGATGACAGCACCGACCTGTCCACGTGGATGGCGAGCAACAAGCGGGCCTTCGGAGGCGGGGTCGAGGCGACGAGCGCGACCCCGGGCGGGACCGATCCGCTGATGACCCTCTGGCAGTCGGACGCGAACTACCAGAAGAACCGGATGCCCCAACAGGTGACGGTGTCGTTCCCGTACCGGAGCATCGAGGGCAAGACCAAGTACGACAACACGACCGACTACGCGACCGGGGACGTGGAGTTCGTGACCGACCGAGAGTTCGGTTGGCAGAACACGCTGGCGACCGCCCGCACCCGGACCAACATCGGCGCTCGAGTGCTGAAGGAGCCGCGGTCGCTGGTGGCATCCCTGAACACCGCGCTGAACGCCGCCAGCCCGGGCACGAACATCAACGGCACCTCCATGCCGAGCTGGGACTACAACACGTACGTGACCCAGGTCATGGCCCTGACCGTCAAGCGGTGCTCGGTCATCGTCGGGCAGACGGCATGGGCGGGCTGGCCCCGCCTGCCGAACGGGTGCTACCGCAGCACCATGCTGCGCTACTCGGTCGGCGTGCGCGGCGGCGAGCTGGTGCCGTTCGCCCTGACCGTGGCCGAGCAGGACGATTGGGTCCTCGGGCCGAGCGGTCTGCCGACGAACGACCCGACGCAGCTGACATTCAGCAAGGGCTTGGCGCACGCTCGCCGGCTCGGCTCGGGGGCGATGCAGCTGGACGTGGCCCCGCCTAACACCCGGGTGTTCCCAGCGATCATCACGGGCGCCAGCGCCATCGGCGGCGAAACGAATCCGTGGGTCTGGGAGTACACGTGGCAGGAGGTCGAGCCGAACCCGTGCCTTCAGGTGCCGCTGTCGGTTTCCCTTGCGGGCTGGGCGCGCACCGGAACGCAGGCTCGGAACATGGTCGAGAACGGGAACGTGTATCTCGGGGTGGCAAACGTCGGAAACGTCGTAGCCCCGGGCGTGCGGCAGTCGGACTACACGAACGCGACCATTTCTGCGCTGGCGATTTCGACGGGAACCATCGTCCACATGGTGGAGCAGTTCCCGACGGCCTACACGGGCTGCGACGATGACCCGCCGTATGCGGCGCAGTACTGGTTCTCCATGCCGAATGCTGTCCTGTCGGAGTGCAACGAGAACGCATTCTCGAACCTGACGCTGAACGGCGGAACGTACATCGGAGGCAGCTGATGACCGACACGATCATCACGAAGAACAACGGTACGAGCGGCGTCAGCCCGACGCTTGCGGAGATCACCTACGGAGAGCTTGCGGTCAACATCGCCGACGGCATCATCTACTGCCGAACCCCGGGTGACCTGATCGTTCCCATCACGGTGGCAAACGGAGCCATCACGATGACGAAGATCAGCGCGACGGGCACGCCGAGCGCGTCCACCTATCTGCGCGGCGACGGCACCTGGGCTACGGTCAGCGGAGGCAGCGGCACCGTTACAAGCATCACGGCCGGCACGGGCCTGACGGGCGGAACGATCACGACCAGCGGTACGCTGGCGGTGTCTTACGGCACGACGGCTGGCACGGCTTGCGAAGGCAACGACGCTCGACTGTCGAATGCGCGCACGCCTACGGGCGCTGCTGGCGGAAGCCTTGCGGGAACCTACCCGAATCCCAGCATCGCGGCTGGAGCAATCGGCACGACGGAACTAGCGACTAATGCGGTGGCCTTTGCCAACATTGCCGCAGGTGCAGTGCAGACCGGAAGCGTTCAGGACGGCGCAATCAATTCCGACAAGCTGGCAACGAACGCCGTCACATCCGCAAAGATCGCCGCAGATGCCGTGGCGACCGTCAACATCATCGACGGTAATGTCACGGCCAACAAGCTGGCGACGAACTCCGTAACCGCCGCAAAGATTGCCGTGGACGCGGTTCAGACAGTCAACATCGCCAACAGCGCCGTGACGGTTGCCAAGATCAGCGCGACGGGAACGCCGAGCGCAACGACTTACCTGCGAGGTGATGGAGCGTGGTCTACTGTTTCAAGTGGCGGGTATACGCCAGTAATTGTTGATTTCAACGCAAGCGGGACTCATACGATTCCAAGCGGCGCAACGCTTCTGACCATTATTTGCATTGGCGGCGGCGGTGGTGGCGGTGGTGGAAACCGCAACACCACAACAACAGTCGCAAGGTTTGGCGGCGGCGGTGGCGGCGGCGGTACGTTTTCTCAAGTGACGCATTCTGTTGCGTCGCTTGGCGGATCCGGAACCGGACTGACTATTACAGTTGGTGCTGGAGGAACTTCGGGAGCCGGAGCGATCACATCCGGTGGAAACGGCGGCGCGGGCGGATCGGGCGGTCAGACGCGAGTTGAAAAGACATCGGGAACGGTGCGGCTTTGCACCGCTGGTAACGGCAATGGTGGAAACGGTGCAACATCGACATCAGGCGGATCGCCGGGTGGCAGTTCCTCATTCACCATGTTTACTGGCGGAACCGGAGGAACAGGCAGCAGCAGTCTTGGACAAACGGGTTCAGGAATCGTAGGACTCGGTGCGCCCGGTGGTGGTGGTGGTGGTGGCGTAACTGCATCGAACTCCGCGAATAACGGTGGAGGAGCATTCCCAAGTTCATATGGAGTGGTTGGCAGCGCAACAACATCGGGCGGCGGTATTTCTCCGGGTGGCAATGGCTCTACCGTTGGCGGTCTTGCCGGAGTCGCCGGAGGCGGCGGCGGTGGTGGTGCTGGCGGAACTGCTGCTGGTGGCAATGGCGGCAATGGAATCTATGGCGGCGGTGCTGGAGGCGGCGGCGGCGGAACTACTTCCGCTGGAAACGGTGGTGTTGGTGGGACCGGATTCGTGAGGTTGATTTTCACATGAGATACGCAATCATTTCCAACGGCATTGTTGAGAACGTGGCTGTCTGGGACGGCATCGAACCGTGGGACCCCGGGCTTCCCATCGTTCAACTTGTGGACAACGAATGGTGCGAGATCGGGTGCCTTTACAACGAGTCTGCGGCACCTCGCTTCTATCCTGCTCCTGCCGAGGAATAACAGCATGGACCAGTGGAACGTCATCTTCAACAAGGGCGCGACCTACCAGACCACCATCACCATGACGGGCGTGGCGGACATCGCCACGGCCACGGCGTGGCGCATGATCTTCGCGTTCCCTGACCAGGCTCCATTCCTGACGGCCAGCACGACGAACGGCCTGATCACGGCCGGCGCGACTTCGGCGCAGAAGATCGTCACGATCCCGGCCGCGACCACCGCGCTCTTTGACACGGGCAACGGGCGCTTCGACTTCGAGATCGAATGGGCTGGCGGTCTCATCCGCCGATACGTCGCGGGCGGCAACATGCAGGTCAACCCGGCCACGGGCGAGGTGCTGCCGTGAACGACCCCGTCTATATCACGGTCACAAACTCCGGGGCCGACGTCAACATCTCGGTCAACCCTGGCATCCCTGCCGGTGGCACGACCAATCAGATCCTCCGCAAGACGGCCAACACCGACTACGCGGTTGGCTGGACAACCCCGACAGGCGGAACGGTCACGAGCATCGTCGCTGGAACTGGCCTGACGGGGGGGACGATCACCTCGAGCGGCACGGTTGCCGTGGACTTCGCTACCAGCGGCGGCGGGACGGCGAACCAGGCCGTCCGCGCCACGGACAGCCGCCTGTCTGATGCCCGCACGCCGACCGCGCACGCCGCCAGCCACGAGGACGGCGGCAGCGACGAGCTGCTGCTGGCGCAGACGCAGGTCGTGAACCTGCCCACGGACCTAGCCGGAAAGGTGCCGACCACGCGCCTGATTACGGCTGGCGCGGGCCTCACGGGCGGAGGCGACCTCTCCGCGAACCGGACGCTGACGGTGGACTTCGGCACGACGGCAGGAACTGCGTGCCAGGGCAACGACGGCCGACTTTCAAACGCCCGAACCCCGACCGCGCACGGCGCGACCCACGGTAGTGCTGGCACCGACCCGATCCCGAATGGCGCACTGTCGCAGGCGCAGGTAGCGAACCTGACCACCGACCTCGCCGGCAAGGTTCCCACCACGCGAATCGTCGCAGCTGGAAGCGGCCTGACGGGCGGCGGGAACCTGTCAGCGGATCGGACGCTGACGGTGGACTTCGCACCCTCGGGTGCCGGCAGCTCCACGCAGGCGGTCATGGGGACCGACAGCCGATTGTCGAACGCCAGGACGCCGACGACGCATGCCGCTACGCACGAGTTCGGAGGCAGCGACGAGGTGCAGCTGGAGGTTTCGCAGGTCACGAACCTGTCGCTCTACCTTGATGCCAAGGCAAACGAGACCATCGAGATCATCGCAGGCACGGGCCTGACGGGCGGCGGAACGCTCGAAGCCAACAGGACGCTGACCGTGGACTTCGCCACCAGCGGCGGCGGCACGAGCAACCAAGCGGTGCGAGCGACGGACACGCGCCTGACCAATTCCCGTACCCCGACCGGAGCGGCTGGCGGCGACCTGTCCGGCACCTACCCCAACCCGACGCTGGCAAACAGCTCGGTCACGGTGGGCAAGATCAGCGCGACGGGCACGCCCTCGGCAACGACCTTCCTGCGCGGCGACATGAGCTGGCAGACCCCGGTGGCGACCCCGACCGGAGCGGCTGGCGGCGATCTCGCTGGCACCTACCCCAATCCGACGGTCGGCTTCAAGCCGATCAGCGGCACGGGCACGGCGCTCGGAACGTGGAAGAGCGTGACGTACGCGGCGAACACGGCGGTGGTTCTGCCGGCAGGTGGGGTCTGGGCGTACCTGAACATCCAGATCAAGAACAGCAACGACTCGTTCCAGAACATGACCGCGGACGTGGCCGCGGGAGGCAGCACGATCAGCGCAGCCTCCGCGGCGCACTATCACACGCTCCTCTGCTGGCGCATCTCGTGAAGTGACCCATGAACCCCGAGAAGACCTCCACCACCCGTCTGGCCCTCGAGAAGGTCCAGCTGTTCGTGACCAGCGTGACGCTGGTCGGGATGATCGCATACGTCGGCAAGCAGCTGGCGGTCTCGGAGCAGCAGAGCAGGCTGCTCGAGGGGATCTCCACGGACATCACGGTGATCAAGGAGCGCAACGCGGACGCGAACGCGCAGATCAAGGTGCTGTCGGAGCGCGTTTCGCAGGTCGAGCGCAGGCTCGAGCGGATGGAGCAGGCGCGGCCATGATCCGGTGGCTTGCGACCGTCCTGCTCACGCTGGCGGCCGCAGGATGCAGCCCCTCGGCGGAGATCGCCATGCGGGCGAACCGCATCGCTGACCGCGCCCGGGAGGACGCGGCGGCCTGGACCCGTGCGGAGACGGCGCACCCGGACCTGCGCGGCGAGGCCGACGCCGGGCGCAAGCGGGCGGACGCCGACATCAAGGACGCCTTCGGAGTGACGGTGGCCCTGACTGGGGTGGAGGACCAAGTGCCGTGGTGGGCAAGCCTGCTCGGCTGGCTCGCGGCGGCCGTCGGCGCCGTCTGCGTCGTGGTCATCCTGTGGCAGACCGGGCTTGGCACGGCGATCCGCGTGGCAATAGGGTGGCTGCCCCGGCGCAAGGTGCAGGAGGCCGACCTCGCGGTCGCCATGCTCGACGGGGACAAGGCCGAGGGACCGCGGGAGTTCGTGGCGGCAAAGCGGGCGGCCGACCCCGTGTTCGACGCCTGCTTCCGCAAGGCGCAGGAGAAGGGGAAGCCATGAAGAACTTCCGGGTGATTTCGCACGCCCGCAACGTGCATACGGTCGAGCTGCTGGGCGGCAGCAAAACCGACGAGTGGAGCTTCTTGCTTCGAGGGGACGCTCACCATGACAACCCACACAGCCTGCACGATTTAGAGCGCAAGCACCTCGAGGAGTGCAGGGCCGCTGGCGGGGGCTGGATCGACGTGGGCGACCTCTTCTGCGCCATGCAGGGCAAGTACGACCCGCGCCGGGCGCGGCAGTCTGTGCGCGACGAGGACGCGATGGCGGCCGACTACCTTGACTCGCTGGTGCGGAACGCGGCCACGTTCTACAACCCCTACGCCGAGAACTGCGTCCTGATTGGCCGCGGCAACCACGAAACGGCCATCTTGAAGAACTGCGAGACCGACCTGACCGAGCGGCTCTGCGAGCGCATGAGCCAAGCGACCGGACACAAAGTGCACTCGGGCGGCTACGGTGGCTGGATCAGGTTCGTCGCCAAGTGCCACCAGCAACAGTACACCCTGCTGCTCAAGTACTTCCACGGCTCGGGCGGCGCGGCCCTGATGTCGTTCGACACCCTCAAGGTGCGCCGGGCGGCCGCCGTGACCCCTGACGCCGACGTGGTCGTGAGCGGGCACGTGCACAAGCAGTGGGTGATGCCGCTGGCCCGGGAGCGCCTAATCCTGAACAAGGAAGGCGCCCGGGTGGTTTCCGACGTGCAGTGGCACGTCCGGACGGGGACCTACAAGGACGAGTTCGATGACGGCTTTGCAGGGTTCCACGTGGAACAGGGGCGCACCCCAGAGATGATGGGAGCGGTCTGGATGAAGCTGCACTTCCGGTCTAGGCGGGTGCAGAACGAGGGGCGAAAGAACAGTCTCTACGAGCTGGTGCCGGAGTTCCGGCTTGCACACTAGGAGGCGACCATGCACGTCAAGATGGGCGGCGAGGAGTTCGAGGTCCGGCTGCCGGCGAACATGAAGGACTTCGGCTCCTGCGAGATCACCCGCTGCCGCAACGGCACGACGCGCCGGATCATCCGCCTGCGGGCCAAGCAGGGGGAGCGTGCTATGCTGGATACCGCTCTCCATGAAGGGCTGCACGCCTGCCATGAGGAGTGGCCGGAAGACCTTGTTCGGTCCACGGCAACAGACCTCGCTCGCCTCTTGTGGACGCTCGGCTACCGCCGCGTGGCGGACCCATGCTCCTCATCCCGTTCAGGTGGTACATGATGGCTTCCTTCCTCGGCAACATCTGGTTCGCTGGTCTTGCGCTCGCAGTCGGTTTCGTCGGCGGCTGGTGGCTCTGCGCCAAGCGCGGCGGCAAGGTCTGACCCGTGCCAGGGGAGACGGCGACGAGCTGCTGCTGCGGCGGTGGGCCGACGCCCTCGCCCAACTGCCCGGATGATGGCACGCCTCCGCCGACGCCTACGGTGACGATCAAACTCGACGCTTCGCCCATTGCCTGCTCGTGGGTGAAGTCGGCGAGCTGCGTGCCGATGACGTGCGGGTGTGACGGCGGGGCAGGACAGACCCAGATCAAGCCCTGCGGGCCGACCACACCATGCACCACGCTGGTTCCGGCGTTCTTCCCCTACGTGAACTTCGTGACTGGGCTCGGCGCCGCGAAGGCATTCGCCTGCTGGCCGACGTACAGCGACGAGACCTACCCCAGCGTGGGCACGTGCACCTCGACCATCGTGCCGTGCGGCAGCTTCGAGCAGTCGTATGACCCCTACAGCACGAACTGGTCGTTCCCGCTGACGTGCGGAGGCGACGGAAGCCTTGCCATCTGCGGCGGGATGGCTGGCGGCAACGTGCAGTACTACCCCTCGCAGGCGTCCTACGAGGCAGGCAACGGCGTCAAGGTCGAGGTCTCCGGTTACTGCTGCGAGACCTGCGCGTGCGTCAGCAACCCGAAGTGCTCGGTCATCGCGGTCAACGTGCACGCGATCTGGACTATCTCGGCGCAGGTGCCGTGGGTGCGATTCATCCCGGGCGCCAACCTGTGCATCTGCAACGACCCGTTCTTTGATGTCGGCGCGTGGATCTTGCAGGCAGCTCCATACGGCCCGCAGACGCTGGACTTCGTCCACCAGCAGTTCCTGACGATGGAGTTCGAGAACACGATCTACACGACGCAGACCGAGAAGCGTCTTGCGCCTGGCGCCTACGCACCTCGGTGCATTCAGGAAATGCAGAACCAGTGCGGCGCGGCGGCGGTCACGGGCTTCTACAGCTTCACCGGGAGCGTGGATGCCTGCAACGGCATCGCGCCGTACACGCCAGGCTTCATCGACGCCGGGATTGATTGCGGCGAGCCGTGCCTTGTGCAGGACCAGCAGTGCTCGGTGGCCGAGCTCGCCGCGCACGGCTGGGGGATCTCCGTGTCGGTGAGCGCATGACCCCGCAGAGCTCCGAGGACAGGCGAGCATGGCGGCCGGCGGGCTGGGGCGGTCCCCCGCCGGCGGCCCGTGCCCCCATGCGCGGCCTCGGCGACGTGGTCGCCGCCGTCACCACGGCGGTCGGGATCAAGCCCTGCGGCGGATGCAAGGAGCGCCAGGCGGCCCTGAACCGCCTTGTCCCGTTTGCCGGGTCGGAAACGCCCGCAGCGGCGTCCGAGGCTCCCGAGGCGGCCACGGCCCCTCCCGCGCCCACGGACGCGCCGTAGGGCATTCCTGTCGCCCTAGCGGGCAAAGTAAAACCCCCGCGGGGGCCGAGAGGCACGCGCCGCGGGGGCATCCGGGGGCTGGGGGGGGGGGTGGCGATCAGTCGAGCTCGATGGGGTGGCCGTCCATCCACGCGGGCACGTCCCGGGCCTCGCGGGCGAGCACGGTGGTCATGGTAGCGGCTCGGTGGCAAGCCTGCGCGATGGCG